GCAGCAGCATCTGTTCGGTGGCGGTGCGGACCTTGGCGCGGCGAGGGTCGTTCACGCCAGGGGCGCGGCTGCGCTGGTAGTTCAGGGCGGCGATCTGGTCAATGCCAAGGATGATCTGGTCAACGTGGCACTTGTAGGTGTTGTCGTCCTGGCCCATCACAGCAGGATCAACCTTGCCGAACGCGGGCTTAGGCTGCACGTTGTCGCGGGCCAGATCTTCCTTGCTGAACGTGTAGTAGTAGGAAGCGGACAGCTGCACCGGGCAGACCGGGAAAATGCTGTGTGCCACATAGTCTTCCGGCTTCTGGAAGTACGCCATGGACATATTGGTCAGGTAGTTGTTGGGCTGCCAGCCCTTGGCGATCTCGGCCGTAATGCCCGCGGTAGTGTTTCTGGTATTCATGGTTTAATTCTCCTTTCCTTTAGCCCGCCTTCGGCACAAAGCCGCTCTTGGTAATCTGGATGTGGATGATCTGGCCTGCGGCGGTTGCGCTCTCCATGGCATAGCCAACGATGAACTTTTCCGCCTCTGCCTTTACGGCGCAGCCGGTGGCGTCGCTTGCCACGGGGTCGCCAGCGGTAATAGCGCCGCCGGTCTGAATCAGGGTGCGGTCCTTGATCTGGACGGTCACGCACTCGCCTGCTGCCACCTTGTCCTCGGTGTCAGGCAGCAGAATGCCAACGGCGGCGGCGCCAGCAGTAGCCAGGGAAACGCCGTTCTCGCCCAGGGTAACAAAGTGGTTCTTGCCGTTCTCAATGGCCGCAGCGGCAGGCGCGGCCAGGTACGGGCTGGAATTGGTTGCAGTGCCGATAGTGCTCATGCTCTTTTCCTCCTCTCTTTAGCGGCCGTTCTCGTAGTCGTGAACGAGATCGGGGTTCTGCTGGCAAGCCGTGTCGATGGCCTCGTAGTAGCTCATAGCAGGGGCGGACTTGCGGATCTCCTCGGCCTTCTTCTCGATCTGGCTCCATGCGTCGCCTGCGCTGCCCATAACCTCGCCGTGGGTGCCGCCGCGCTTGCCAAGCTCGGAAAATGCGCCGGACTTCTGCACAGCTTCCAGGTTCGCGTCCAGGACGCCGATCATATCGTTGTAGGCGGTGCCGCCTGCGGCTTTCAGGGATTTCAGCACGGGGACAAGTTCCTCGGGCTTCTTGCCCAGAAGCTCGTACTTCTTGGCAACGGCCAGAAGTTCGCGGTTCTCCGCGTCCTGGCGGAACTTGCGCAGTTCTGCGATCTCCTTGGCAACATCGGGGTGAATGCCCTTGTAAATGTCCTCCTCGCCGCCCGTGGCGTTATCTGCGGGGGTGGCGGGGGCGGCCTTCTCAACGCCAGCAGGGACGGCAGGCGTTGCCTTGGCCGGGATACCGGCCTTCTTCTCGATTGCTTCCAGCTGAGCCACTTCCTCGGCGGACAGCTTGCTCTTGTCGATTTCCATGTCAAATGCTCCTTTCTGAACGGGTTCCTCTCGCTGCGGGTCAGCGGGAGGCGTCGGGTCGGCGCCCTCTTTCGGGGGCTCCGGCAGTGTATCTTCGGTTGCGGGTTTCGGCTCCGCCTTGGCGATCATCTCGTCCAGGCGGGCGCGGGCTGCTTTGGCGTTCTCGATTCTGTCGGGCGTCAGAGGCGCGGGGGCTGCCTTTTCCAACTTCACGGGAATACCGCCGGACCACTTCGGGATTGCCGCTTCGGTCGCCGCTGCGAACTCTGCGCAACTCTGGGCCATGAGGGCCTTTTTGTCCTCGGCCGTAATTTCGGCATTTGCCACAATGCCGCACAGGCTGTCATTCAGGGCATAGCAGTAATCCCAGATTTCTTCTGTGGTCTGGCGCATCCGGCGGCGAGCCATAGCGTCGCAAAAGGTGGGAACGTCCGCATTCTTGGAAACTTCTTCAACGGCCGCGGCTGCCTGTGCATCGGTTGCGCCGATGCTCTTGGCAATGGCGTGAACGATCCGCTTCAAAAAAGATTCCTCGGGCGGGGTGCCCTCCTCGGGCTTTACGGCAGGCGCTTTCCCTTCCGCGGGCTTGCTCTTGTACAGGGCAATGCTTGCGCCGGGGTTTGCGCCGTTGTCCACAAAGTCCACCTTCTTGATTTTCAGGTTTTTAAGTTTGGTTGCCATTTGCGTTTCCTCCTTTCTTTGAAGATTTTTATAAACAACAAAGCCCCGGCGGGTGCCGAGGCTTTGGTTTATCGGTATTCAGTTCTAGGGCTCCTCGCCGTCCACTTCCTCGCGGACAGCCTCGCCCTCAATGGAAAACATGGGATAGGTACCGTCTTTGACCTTTTCCCAAACCTCGTCGTCTGTCACCTTAAAGCCGATCCACCAGCCTTCCGGGACAACGCCTTCCGGGATGCCCATAGCGGCCATTTTTTCCTTGGTGAAAATTACGCTCTCCACCAGGACGGCACAGCCGCCGCGCTCGTGCATTTCGCCGCCCTCGCGGTAGAACTGCACGAAGTTATAGGCGGCCTGTTCCAGCTCGTCGGGCTCGATGATGTCCTCGTAGTAGTCCGTCACGGTGTCGCCCGCGGCCGTGGCCGCCACGCTGGCCCAGCCAAAGGCCAGGCGCTTTTCGTCAACAGACTTCTGGATCTTGAAGGTGCCAGCAATGCGGCCGCTCGGCTCTTTGCCGGGCGGCTTCTTGCCGAGTGCTTCATTAAAAGTAAACATGGCTTTCTCCTTATTCACTGAATTTGCAAAATAATTGCAAAAGTCAGCGTAAATTCAGCGTATTTCAAAATTTAAGCGTAAATTATTCGTTATTTACTCGCGGAAAGCAAAGCCCGGCGGCTTCGCCATACCTCTTGCGATACCATTCGTGGAGGTCCGCCGTTCCGCGGATTGTCTGCGCAATGTAGTTACCGCCTTCCACGATCTTGTAGGTTTCGCGCCGGAAGCGTTCAATGGTCAGCTTTTCAAATTGCCAGGCTCCGGGCGCGCAGCCCTCCGAAGTGAATGTGAAGGCGTCCTCTCCGTCCTCTGTCACCTTGCCGGGGATCTCGTGGCCGTGCTCCATGTCGAAGTAACGGAAGGCACCGTGCCAAAGGTGGCAGTTCAGGGCAAGGCCGGTGGGCTTCTTATCGCCCGGCCGCTTTACGGTATAAACAAGGCGTCTGTTCATAAGTAATCGCCAACCTCCACAAAGTCCTCAATCGGAATCCCGTTCACGCTCGTTATTCCGGCGTCACGAAACGCTTTCAGCAGCTTGTCGCGCTCATAGTCACCCGAGCAGCGAATCTTTTGTATAGATTCTGTCGGTATGCCTTGGCGGAACATGATTTCGTTGCCGGATTTGAAAGATCTGTTCTGGCCTTTCACAAACTCCTCAGAGCCCTGGCGGCTGTGAAGCGTGCTCGGCCTGGTCGTTCCGAAGTTATCGCCGGTATATGCGTACCAGTCCGTGCGGCCCAGTTCCGCTTCGTCTATAATGAGGCGGTAGCCGCTGCCGCAAAAGCTGTCATCATACCGGATTTTCCCGCGGCCCGCGTTCGTTCCGATGCGTGTAAAAACGTTGTCGGCGCCGCCGGTTCCCATGTCGGAACTCGGGCTTGCGCCGGTCAGCCGGATGCCGGAAAGGCAACGCCGGTTTGTGCTGCAAAGGCCGCCACTTTGAACGATAGAAACAACGCTTTCGGCTCTGCCAACTCCGCACCAAACATAATCTGCGCCCGCAGCCTTTAGGGCTTTGGCCTGCTCCGGGTCGTAATAGACGGCGTAGCCGTCGCATACCTTGCGCAGTTCCACGCCGTCCACCCGCTTCTGGTCAATGCCAAGGTCCTTTAGGATCTCGTCCAGCTTTTTGTCCAGGGCGTCGCCCGTCAGGGTTTCGTACTCTGGAACGCGGGAAGGAGCGTTTTGCCAGACCAAGCGGGATTTTATGAGGCGCTTTTCGGCTTCTGCCGTAGGCGTTGCCGTTAGGTCGTCAAGACCGGCCGTTTTTAGCAGGCCCTTCATTTCCCGGGCATCAAACCCGCCGTCTGCCGTCACCGGAACACGGGCCCGGAAAAAGCCCTGCCAGGAGTAATAGTTTCCGCCTTCGTGGGTATAGACCTGCAATGTTTTTTCCCCATCGTGCACGGCCCGGCACTTCGTGTTTACGCCTATGCTCAATCCGCCGGAGCTGAAAAAAGCGCTCGTCTTGGAGGCTTCCTCAAATTCCAGCGCCTCGGTTGCGCTGTTGGGCTTGATCGTCTTCAACGTCCGCTCCCAAGTTCCTTGCGTTAGCTTTCCGCTCACCTCGTAGAACTCCGAGCCGTCAATGTTCATCCGCCGGGCGCGAAGAACAAGGCCCTCCACGCTGCTGCGGTCGGAAGAAATCGGGATTCCCTCTTGCGTGGTCGGAACTTTCGACAGATCGGTGAAAATATCCCCGGCGCCCTTTACGCCCTTCGGGATTGCCGCCTGCGGGGCTGTGTACTGGGCTTTCGCCTTTCGTGCGGCTGCATTTGCTGCAGCCTTGGCCTTCGCCTCCTGGGAAAGCTCTGCGGCTTTCACGGGGTCCGTCACAGCCTGCACAAGCTGGGCTTTGTTCATCTTGCCGTAATAGGCAATGCCCTTGCTCTTTGCAATCTGTTTCAGGTCTTGGACGGTCATGCCCTTAGCCGCTTGCGGGGTGATCTGCACGGCCGCAAGTGGCTGCTTCGCAACGGCTGCGGCCTCGTCTGCCCAAACAAAAGAAGTCTTCACGCCGGTGCGTTCCGTCAAAAGGCTTTCGTAAAACGTGCGGTAGGTTTCGCGGAGGGTGCTTTTCCGCTCCACGATCTCGTCCAGCAGCTTTTCGGCTTCCTTTCCCTGGCCGTGCAATGCCTCGGCATAGGGGCGGAAGATCTCGCGGTATTCCTTGTCCGGTATGCTCTCCACCCGCTTTATATACGGCAAGGTGTCTTGGAGGTTCAGGTCTATGTCCTCCTCCGCAAACCGGCGGAAAAGGGTGTTGTAAACCGGCTCTGTTTCGCCGTATGCGCTGTTCGGGTGGTATGTGTAGCTCATTACATGGCTTTTGGCGTCGTTCATGTACCGGAAGGCCTGTTCCTTGTCAATGCCAACGATTCGGCCCTCCTGGTCCGTCAGGAAGTTTTCGCCGTGGGCGTCAAAGTTGCCCAGAAGCCAGTCCGTGACGTGCTCGCGCTGGATCTGTGCCGTCACCTCCGGCGAAAGGTCGGAAGCTGTACCCAACTGCCATGCTTCAAGGTCAATTCCCCCGGCGGAGGTCTGCACCTTCTCCTGGAACGCTCCAAACTTTCCGTCAATGGTTCCGACGCCCACCGGGACGGCCGTGTCCGGGTCCACAATAGACTGCACCTTATAGCCAGCCTCCTGTGCATAGGCCCGGAAAGGCTCATACTGCCCGCCCTTGCTCTGGGCGGGCTTGAAATACCATTCCCAGCCGTTGGCGTCGGTGTAGTCGTACATTTTACCGGTATTGCCAAGGTGGACCGGCCCGTTCGAGGTCATGCCGTCCGGCACTTTCAGACTGCCCGCCACATAGGCCTGGATTTCGTCTGCGCTGTCTTCGCCGGGGTCCGGCAAATTACCAGGCCACGGCTGTATAACGTCCTGTGCAGGCTGCTGGGGCAGAAATACGGGCGGTTCCTTCTCCTCGAAGTATTCGGCGCACCGGCAGCGCGGGTGCACCGGCGGATGCGGGCCCATCTTGAAGGTCATTTTTGTTGTGCCGATGTGGTAACTTCCCTCGGCGTCGGTTTCGGTGCCGTTCAGGGCGCTGCATACCGGGCAGACGTCTTCATCGTCGGCGGTCGCAAAAACATACACGCCCTTCCCAAGATAGCCTTGCGTCTGCGCCTGTGCTGTGCCCTCACGGTATCCGGCGCAGTACGCTGCGGCGTTCTCCGTGATGGCAATGGTATAGGCCCGCTGCCGGAGCTGTTTATCGGCGTACTTATAGGCCTGCTCCCGGGCCTTCTTGGTGGCCGCATCCGCTTTCACGCCGTTGTCAAGAAGATTTTTCTTTACGCTGGCGTAATATTTCAGGTTTGCGGCCGCCTGGGGCTCTGTCAGACCGATAAGCGGCCGGATTGCCCGGGAAAGCTCGTCCACCGTGAACTGGCCCTTTGTGCTGGCCTCAATCATGGCGCGCATGGCGTCCCGGGTTTCGTCGTTTATTTTCGTTACCCACTCGGCGCCGTGGTCCTTGATCCAGGCCGTCATGGCGTCACTCATGGGGTCGAAAACCCACCCGCCGGAAGCCGACGCCGCCAGGGCATCGGCTCCGGCTTTGGCTGCCTGCTGCCAGATGGGTTCAAGGTGGCTTTTCACAAAGAGGGAGTAATCTTGCTGCCACGCTTGGAGGGTTGCTTCGTCAAGGTAGCCGTTCATAATGGCTTCACGAAGTTCTTTGTAGGTGATGGCATTGCTCTGGGCATTCCAAAGGTTGTGCAGAAAGTACATCGGCTCACTGGAAGCCGAGTTCAGGTAATCGTTCAGCTTTTTAAGGGCATCTTTGCCCGCCTTCGACTTCTTGGGCTTGGATTTTGCCACGAAGTCGTGGGGTGTTGCTGCCCGCGCCTTGCGAATACTAAACATCTTAGTCCCTCCCCAGGTCCTTTCTTGCCTTTTCTACTTCCGCCGGGTCTTCCTCCGGTTCCTCGTCGTCAAGGCCGCCCATCTTGTCGCCGGTGTCCTTCTTCGGCTTCTTGGCGGTTCTCACCTTGCCCGGTTCGCGGTCCTCGCCAGGCATCGGCACATAGTCGTCAAGCCGCTTCGGCAGCCCGGCGGCCGCGCGGATGTAGTCTTCCACGCCCTCGTCGGGCACCAGGAGGCCGGAGGTCGTGACGTTCTTCAAGTAGTTGCCCAGCTTGTCCAGGTCCACGTCCTCCACGTCGCCATGGGTAAGGTGCGGGTAGTCCGTAAGGCCTGTGAAGTGCTCGCCGTTCATTTTCATAAGGTCAGGGATGGCCTTATTGTTGAACTGCTCGCAGATCACGTCTAGGAAGGCTTCGATTGCCATGGAAAAAATATGCGTCTTGTTGTCGCTCAACGCAAAGGAGCCGGTCTGCTGGTGGCCCAGCAGCACAAAATCCGCCATAACGGTCATGGCGATTCGGGTGTCGTAGCGGTCGATGGTCTTGTTCGTGTCGAACTGCCGGTCTCCGCCGCTGCTCAAAAGTTCCAACTTCCAGCCAAACGGAAGCACAAGGCCTTCCAGGTGGTCCCGGCGGATGTTCTGCACAATGGATTGTGCGTTTTTCAGAACTGCGACCATATCCGGGTCGTGCTGGTCCCAAATGTCCAGCCCTTCCGGCGCAGTCAGCACCGGAAAGCCTGCGAGGTCGCGTTCAATGCCGATGCCTTCAATTTCCTGGATTCTGCGCTTGAAATACCAGGAGCGGTAAGCGTTGCGCAGAATGCTGCGGCCCTCCGGGTTGCCCTTGCTGCTCTCCGTGCGGAAGAAAAGCAACTTTTCCGCCGGAATCGTGATAAGCTCAAAATCCGGCGGGGGCATCTGGGTCAGCGCGACAAGGTTGTCGTTCTCGTCGTACTCCCATTGGTAGAGGCTTTCTTGGGAGCGGATGGGAAGTTTCATCCAGCCCACCAGGCTGTCGTTGTACTTGCTGTTCAGGCGCGGGTCCCGGCTGCTGCCGCACCGGCGCTTGTAAACGATCTCGTGGGCGGACCAGCCGAAAGTCAGAAAGGACAAGATTTCGCTGATCGTGTCCGTCCAGGTGTCTTGCATATCGGCCATACATTCCAGAACGAAGTCTGCGGCCTCCTGGTCCTTCTCGGAAGCGCCGCCGGGCGCCACGTTCCAGTCTACTTGCCGGATCAGCATTTTTATTGCGTACAGAATGGCGCCCACAAGGTCGTCATTTGCTGCCATTTCGCTATAAGCCGCCATGCCCCGGCGGCCGCGCAGCTCCGGCAAAAATTCTTCATAAAAGACGCCGCCATAGCGTTTCTGGCCTATGCGGCCGACTTCTCCTTTTCGGGTTGTCACGCGTTTTCCTCCTTCTGTTTATCTCCGCCAATAGCTGCTCTTGGAAAGCATTGCTTCTGCCTTTGGCGGGCTCTTTGCGGGCTTGTCCATCAAGTACAAGATAGCCTGCACAAGTGCGTCTATATCGTCCTTGTATTCGCCCTTTGGAAACATCAAAAGATCCTGGATGGTGTCGTGCACCCAGGGCGCCGTTTCCGGCTTCGGGAAATGAATATTCCCGGCTTCAAAGTAGGGCGTAACGGAAAGAGCACGTTCTTGCTTGCTGCCCTTTGGGTTAAACTCTACCATGCCGGGAATCTGCTTTTTCAACAGGTCAACGATTGCGGGGCCGTTGGCCTTGTTCTCTATAACCTTCGCCCTGGCTTTCGGCCATTTGCCCGTCAGGGTGCGCACGGCCGCCACGCTCTCGGTAAAGGTCATTTTTTCGTTTACCAAGTCCCAAATGTAAATGTCTGCACCACTCCGGCCCACAATATAGCCCGCAACCTTGGCGCTGCCTTCGCTCTTGGTGAAAGCCATATCCCAGGACTGGATAAGCATACTTTGGTGGGGCGCTGCTTTGGGGTCGAAGAAGTTTTGCAGCCATTCGCGCTTAAAGATCAGGCCGTCCGCCGGGGCGGGGGTCTGTTCGTACTGGCCCGCATATTGCAAGGAGCCCATGGACTTTTTAAGGCTCGCCAGGGTTTCTTTGTCGAAACGCTGCGGGTTCAGGATGTCGCCTTCCTCGCGGATCACCTCGCGGCCGCTCACCGGGAAGGTGATTATTGTGCGCTGCGGCGCCTCCGCCGGGAGGCAAAGGTGTGTATAGCCCAGGTCCTCGGCCAAAATATGGCCGGTCAGGTCCTTTTCGTGGAGGCGCTGCATCACAATAATAAAAACGCCCGTCTTCGGGTCGTTCAAACGGGATTGCAAGGTGTTCTTGAAGAAGGCTATGGTTGCTTCTCTCTCGGTTTCGCTGTTGGCCTGTAAGGGGTTCTGCGGGTCGTCCAATATGATGCAGTCGCCGCCTTCACCGGTCAGCGCGCCGCCGACAGAGGTCGAAAACATAAGGCCTTGGTGGTTGTTCTTAAACTCGTTTTGCCGGTTCACGTCGTCTTTTAGGCTGAATCGGTCTCCCCAGTTGGCTGCATACCACGGGGATTGTATAATGTCACGGGTCAAAACGTTGTGCTTGCGGCTCAGGCTGTCGGAATACGAAACTTTTATGAATCGCCGTTCCGGGTGCTTTACCCACGTCCAGGCCGGATAGCACACGGTTATTTCCAGGGATTTCATGTGGCGAGGTGGCATATTTACGATCAGGCGGGTGATTTGGCCGCGGTTTACCGCTTCCAGGTACTCGCCGATGCAATCTATGTGCCAGTTGTCGATGAACGTCGTGCCGGGCTCAATGACGGGCCAGGCCTGGCGGATGAACTCGGGGAGGTTCCGTTCCGCCTGCTCCCGGCGGACCTGTCGGAGAAGCGCCGCAGGGTCAACCTGGGCTAGATTTTTCCAGTAGTCCGGCAAGCTGGTTTAGCTCCTCGTCGGAAAGGGCAGAAAGGTCCGCGCGCTGCGTGTTTTCTACTTCCAGCGCGCCGCCATGGGTCACGGTGCGGTTTTCCGTGGGCTCTCCTCGGCTCAGCCGCTCCACCTTTACGCCTATATCCACCATGCGAACAACGGCGTTTGCATCTATATCGGTGTCCGGGAGGGTCAGCAGGCGGCCATTGGCCTTGCGCAGCATCTGCTCCGCAATAGCTGCGTGCTTCTCGTGCATCTTCACGATCTGGGCCGTGTTCTGGGCCGCTACGCAATCCAGAATATAGCTGTCGTACTCCTCTGCCCTGGCAACCCAGTCAAACTTTGCGCTCATGGGTTCCAGGCTCTTGCGGGTAACGCCCATCTGCTCGGCAAGGCCGCGAATGCTACGGCGGACGGTGAAGTCCGGCCGAACAATGCCGCCGGGCTTCTTCGGCTTCTCCAAGTATCGCATATCACGGTAAGCGCAGAAGCACTCATACTGCCGCGCGGTCTCTCCTGGCAGGCGTTCCCACGGGTCGCGCTGCCCTGTGTGTGCCATGGTCTTTCCTCCTTCCTGGCAAAAAGTAAGGCCCGGGATTGCTCCCGAGCCTCCTCGCTGTTATTCGTCCCCGGTGTCTTCTCCGAGAATTTCTTTTAATAGCGCCGTGTTGTCGTACCGGTCGGCCTCCTCTACGGTTTCCGGCGTTCCGATGGTCTCCGCGGCTTTCTCCGGGTCGCCCTTGGCGAAAACCAGAACTTTTTCGTGGTTCACGCCAAGTTTGCCCGCTCCGGCTTTCAGATAGCTGTTTATGTCCTCTGCGTATTCCTGCGGGTCTTCCGTGCGAAAGGCTGCACTTTGGGCAGGATCTCCGTTGCAGAACACAAGGACGTTCTGGTGGTCTTTGCCCATTTTCCGGCTGTGCTCAAACTGCTTTCCCACGCGAATTGCCAGGCCTCCGGCCGTATTTACCAGAATCGCTTCGTTGTAAAATTTCAGGCCGACGTCCTGGAAGGCGTCGATGGTGTCAGAAACGAAATTGCGGTAAAAGCCCTTCTTGTCCCGAAGGTCGCTCACCACAATAACGGCAAAGCTGTCAGGTTTCAGCATAGCGGTTGCCCGGCGGATCACGTTGCGGTAAAGCTGCAAGAACTCGGGGTATTCCTTGTTTGAAAGGTCCTCGGGCTTGTCGCTGTACACTTCAAGATCTGCATAGGGCGGGCAAGTGAAAAACAGGTCATATTCTCCCGGTGCCAGCTCGTCGATGTGGGAGCTGTCGCCGTTTATCCATGTGGGCGGTATCACCTCGGGCGCATCGTCCAGGACGCTAACGTGGGAGATCTCTTCCCAGTTGCTCACGTTGGCCTCGATCTGGCGGCCGCTTAAATCGCAGCCGGTGTATTTGCGGCCGGTAAGGGCCGCCACCACGCCGCGAACGCTGCCGCCTGCGAAGGGGTCAATGATCGTGCCGCCCTGCGGGCAAAACCAGCGGTATGCCAGCTCACACAAAACCGGGTCAAAAATGGACGTGGCGCTGTACGCCATAGCATCCGGGAAAAGTTCGGCGAACTCCTCCCAGCTTATTTTCTGCCCGATTTTTTCTTCATAGGCGTTCTTGGCCTTGTAGGCACCCGGCGGCTGGCTGCTTATGTTATAAGTCAAGCCCGCCTTCGTGTTGTCGTCGTCAGCACCGCGGCCAACCTCGGAACGGATACCGAGGCGCTTCCAGGCCTTCTTTCTTTCGGCCCATACGCCGCCTCTGGAATCCAGGACAGTAAAGGGCGGAATGAGGAATCTTTCGCCCAGGGTCAGGCGCGCGGCCTGTTCCTCGGCTTCCCTGTCGGTCTTGTTTTCCGCGATCATGTCCTCGATCTGTTCCGCCGTAAAGCCGGACAGCTCCGGGTCCAGGTCGTCGGTGTTCTCTTTCAGCTCGGCCAGAATCCCGGCTATTGCATCCTGGTCCAGGACGGCAAGCTCCGCGATTCGGTTGTCTGCGACAAGGTCCGCCATTTCGGCGCTGTCGTTGTCGTAGTCTTGCCACTCGATGGGGGCGTACCGGCTGCCTGCCTCATAGCTTGCAAGGCGTCTGGCGTGGCCGCGTACAATGTAGCCGCTGCGCCTGCTCACGGTGATAGGGGCTCGCCACCCCTGTTCCGCAATTATGTGGGCCAGCATCTTCACTTGTGCCTCCGGGTGCCTGTTCGGGTTCCGGGGGTTCGGTTTCAGGCTGTCGGTTTCCACGATCTCGTCATACGCACAGTATACTTTGAAGCCGTCAGGCGTTACCTCTCGGGGGGGGTGCCGTTATAGGGTTTTTCATTCATCCTCAAGCCTCCATGCTAGTATTATATATCTTTCAAAGTGCCCTGTCAGTGCCCAATTTGTGCACCCTGGCGCACGTTAGGCAGCCTTTACGGCGTCAATGCCAAAAAACAAGGCGGTAAGCGGCTGAATTGCTGCATTGAGGTCCTTGTACACGGTGCGCCGCTCGATGCCAAAAGTGCCCGCGATTTCCTGCACACTTTTTTTCGGCTCCCGGATGTACGTTTCCATTACCACCTCGTAGCGTCTCACGTCCTCTTCCGTGCCGTTCTGCTGGCACCAGACGCGGTAGAGGTCCAACATCTTCTCAATGTGGGCCAGAATAATGAGGGTGCGTTCCTGGCTGCGCTTGATGCTCTCAATATAGAGGCTGTCGTCCCGGGTGTAGCTTTCCAGGCCGTCCAGGATGCTGGCTGCGCTCTCTTTCTCCTTGGCCTGCTTGGCGTTGTAGATGGCGCCTGCCGTGTGCCGCTTCAAAAGGCGGTAGTTTTTCAGCAGAAGCCGGGTGTTATGGAGGCGCCGGTCCGTGCGCTCCTTCGCCTCCTTCTGGTGCTCTTCCTCAATGTGTGCGGCCGCTGCGCTCACGCCTGCTGCTACGCCGGTACGGATTGCGGCCTGCATAAGGGTCTGGCCCATGTTGGCAATACGGGAGCCCAGGGCGCCCATGTTCTCGCGGCTGTTCATTCTGCATCGTCCTTTCTTCTCGGGCACCAGTCGGGTGACTGGCGGTTTCCTCTGGTCGGAATGTGGCGGGTGCCTCCATCCTCGTAGCCCTCGGCTGTCCATCCAATGGCGCATTCTTTCCGTGTGCCTCGCTGCCCCTCCTGGGTCTTAACGCAGTGCTCACACTCGGCGCAGTGCGGCGTGGGGCGGTTCTTGGGGCGTTTAAGCGCATCCGGCAAGGCCTGGGCCGGTTCTCCGCCTATCACGGCGCGGATCTCCTCACTGTCTTTGATCCAAAGCGGGACGCCTGCCCTTCGTGCTGCGGCTGCCAGTTCTTCCAGCCAGCCTTCTTCTGGGGTGATCTTCCCCGCCCTGTGTCCGGTTTCGGCTCCGGCGATAATCCAGTCAACCTTTGCGGCCGCGTCCTCGTCGGCAATGCCCAGGGGTTTAAGCATGGGTTCGTAGCTCACAAAGGTGTGGTGGTATTCACTCCACCAAAAACTGTTTTCCGGGCCCGTTATGCTGCTGCCATACCAGAAGTTCGGAAGTTCCGGCAGCTTTCCCGCTGCTGCAAGGGTCTGGTAGCGGCCTGGGTTCTTGGTCAGGAATAAGTAATTGTGCTGGGGCGCCGCCTTGCAGGCTTCAAAAACCGCCTCGATCCATTCTTCGGGAATCCAGTTTCCGAAAAGGTCCGCCATGCTGCAAACGAAAATGTTCGCAGGCTTCTTTTTCTTCGCCGGGTCGCTCAGGCGGTATTTGTGGAACGTCGGGGCAAATCCGGCCGGGAACGGAAGAACGGCGCCGTTGTAGTTCTTGAAGGGTTGTTCCAAGACGTAAAGCCCGGCGGTTTCCGTTTTAAGCTGCTCGTTCGTCATGTTCAGGCGGGTGTTTCCGGCAAACCGGGTGGCCTGGCGGCGGGCGTAGCAGTATTCACAGTCAAAATTGCAGCCGGTGACAGGGTTCCATGAAAAATCGCACCAGTCGATGGCGCTTTTATTCATCATTGCGGATTACTCCTTTCATGACGCCATAGGAAATAAGCTCGGTCAAAAGTTCCTCTGTCTTTTTGGCCTTCTCCGCTTCCTCTGTGTGTTCTATCAACCAAGCCTTATATGCAAAATTAGCAAGCTGTGCCTTTGTGTGTATGTTGTCGGCGTGGGCGTCTGCGGCATCTGCGGCCATTTTCAATGCGTCTGCCAGGTCTTCGGCGTTGCAGTATTCCCGGTAGTATCTCTGCGTGCCGGTCTCCTGGTATCGCTCCAGGGCGCTTTCTGATTTATTTCGCCAGCGTTCTGAAAGCGTCTCAAGCTCTGCTTTCGTCATGCTTGCGCCCTCCTTTGGCAAGGTCCGGGTTGTCGTAAACGTTGCCCACAACTTCGTCCAGGCCTGTAATCTGGACAGAATACCATGGGCGTTCTACCGAAAAGGCCCGGAAAGCAGCCCACTTTTTGTCGTATCTCACCACGGCCAAACAAACGGGCTGGGTCGTTCTGTGGCAAATCTTCAAAATATCGCCCTCGAAAATGTCCTGGATGCGCTTGTCCCGGATGCCGGTAGCCTGTCCCACAGTTTCGGGGTTTACGCGGCCGTATTTGCCCACAACGTGCTCGCCCGGCCGAATAATACAGATTCCTCTGCTGTCAATGTTCAGGTTTCCGAAGGCCCACGCGCCGCTTTTCAGCTTTCCGCGGAAAAGAATGCGGTGCGGCAGCTTCCTGGTTTCGGGCTCGCGGCCTTCCTTTGCTGCGAGGCCGAAAAAATCAAATCCTTCCATTTAACGGTACTCCTTCCCGGTCGCCTTGTCGCGCAGCGGTATGCGTCCGATAATCTCAAAGCCCGCAAGCTCTGCCGTCTGGCGCAGAATCGGCACCAGGGCCGAAACCACAACAAGGCGGGCGGCGTCCAGCCGCTTTTCTTCCCTGCGCATATTCTCCCAGGCGGTGCCGGGTGTGGGGTCGCTGTAATGTTCGCTGTTTCTACCCATGTCCATGCGTGGGTCCTCCTTTGGTAAAATAAACAGTTCTTTGTCTACAACTCGCAACGGCTGTGCAAACCATTCAAAAAACGGAATCTCCTTTGAATTGTAACTCACCGGCGGATATAAAAACTCCCAGATCAGCGGAGGGCGTTCGGCTTTTTCATCACTCATTCATCAATCACCGCTTCGTTTCAACCGGTCGAACTTGCTCCACGCAATCGGCGGCCAGAAACGGCCGTTGTTGTAGGTGATGCAAAACGGGATCTCTGGGTTGTCAATGTATTCTGTGTTGGTGTGGTAGTTGCCGTAGGCGTCCACGGTTAAAACCTGGCGTTCCAGGGGCGGCAGGGTCTTTTTGACGTCCATCCATATATGAGGGGGTAGGGCTTCAAATTCTTCCACGGTCATGCGGTGGAAGTCGGGCGCGGGTCCATCCAGAAGTCGGAAGCCCTCATGGCCAGGTTTCGGTTTATTGTACGGCCAGTGCGGGAAGCGCTCGCGGAGGTTGATTGCGCAGGCAATCAGGTCGTTTTTCTCGGTCATTGGTGTGTTCTCCCCTTTCGCCTTATTTCCGGCTCCTGCGGGCCTTCGGCGGCTCGCTGTTCATGGGCTGGTATCTGTTCTTATTCTCGTTCCACTCAAGCGCCACAGGAGCCTCACAGTTCAGACACGGCATATCAAATGCGGCGTCCTGGATATTCGTGTGGTACCGGTAAGCGCTGCCGCACTCGCACCAGATCTTGACCTGGCGCATATTTTTGAGCTCCGTTTTCCCGCCGCACTCCCGGCAATAGCACGAGGAAATCGGCGTCTTTGCGCAGAAGCCGCGTTCCTGGCCGCACTTTTCGCAGCGCACATACAGGAAGCCGGTAAACTTTGCCTCGTTGGACGGCTCCGGGGCCCTGTGGGCGCTTTCGGCGGACTGTGCAGCTTTTGCCCTTTCCAGAATGTCCAGCCGCTGCACCGCGCGCTTTTTCTGCGGCTCTGGCTTCTGGAAAGCTTTCGGCGCAACCGGCGGCTGATCGGCCGCGCCCTTTTCGGGCTCCTTCGCGGCCTTTTCCAGCGGTTCTTCCTGTCGCTGCTGGGCGGCGGCCGCCTCCTTCTTTTTCAGCTCGCCGAGGATCTCGACGGCCAGGTCGTCCAGCGTGGCCCGCTCCGCCGCCGTGTGGCCCGGGTCGCCAAATGCGGCGCCCGCCTCATAGCAGGCCCGGCGCAGGACGCGCAGTTCTTCAACGTTGAAGGCTTCAAAACGTACTTTTTCCATGTGTTTCTCCTTACTCCACCGGTACAATCTGGCCGTCAATATAACGGCAAATTTTCCCCTGTTCGTTATAATACGGAACTGCAAATACGCCATACACACCGCTGTAATCTATGTAATACAAAATCTTTGTATCTTTCGCATAAACCAGCGGTTGCGGTCTCATTACGCTGATAAACCAGTCCGCTTTCCCGATTTCGTCGCCATCTTTCGGTGGCCTTCCCTCAAGTGCTTTTTCAATCTTCCCGCATCCCGTCAGAATCATTGCTGCAAGGGCCACGCAAACAATAGTCTTCTTCATATGTTTCTCCTCAAAGCCAGGCTTCCACAATGCTGTCGTCCGGTGCTGCCGGAAGGCGGTTCATTTCGGCCGGAATCGTTTTTCGTAAATCTTCCAGGGTATCTTCCAGGACCATGTATTGGGTGCTCGTCGGAACGCTCATGTCCCAAAGGCGGGCAACGTAGCGCCGCGGGTAGTCGTCCTGGTTCGCCGTCACGATAATAACGGGGATCGCGGCCTGCTCCGTCAGCTTCGCATACTCGAAGCGGGCTAAATAAATATCGTCACTCATTCCAGAACTCCTTCCAGCTTTTCAATGGTTTCCAGGTATGGCAGACCAGTGCGGCCGCCGAGGTTCACTTCCCAGGCCGGAAGAAAATCTTCCGGGGCTGCGCTCGCCATGGGTGGCGGCGTCCATGTCTGGCCGTAGGCCGTCACGGTGGGCGGTGCGCGCTTTTTCTTGGCCGTTCCCTTCTGTGCGGCCCATGTGTTCCTGGCAGCCCGCCAGAAGGGCCAGGGGACGGCAAAGAAGCGGCGAAGGCCGAAGCTAACCAGGATCATGCCCACCGCCTTGTCGGTCGTCCAGGCGTCCAGGAAGGCGGCTTGATGCGGCTGTACTGCGTCAAAGTCAATGCGGCCGGTGTGCGTCTGCTTTGTCTCCACCGCAACGGGGATGCTGTTGTATCGTCCCAGGAAATCAACGCAGGATTTATGCTCCACCTTGCAGCTCTTGATCTGGCCGGTGCTGTCTCGTATCGGCAAAAACTCCGTTGGTACCTTGTAGACCACAGCTTTTCCGCTACGGGTATACAGGTCGTTCACCTGTATAACGAAGTCCTCAAAATCACGGCCGCGGTTTGCGAATGTGTTGTAACTTCTCATGCTGCCCTCCCTGGGTTTTATTTTTCTTCTGCCACTCACAGAGGGGGCAGATGTAGGATTGCCCGCCGCCTTTTGTTATGCAGCTCACGTTCCAGCGGTTCCCACAGGTCTTACAGATCCGGTAGCACCGGCCGTTCTCTGTGCTCATTTCGCCCTCCATGATGGGCCGTCAAGCGGAACTGCAAGGCACATTTCCCGGAGGCGGTCAATCATCTTCTGGGCGTTTCGTTCGCTGCACCCGGCCGGTGTCAGGCTCCGGGTCAATTCCTCGGTGCCGCAGTTGGTCGTTACGATCACGGGCATATAGGCTTCATAGCGGGCATTTACGATGGTGAAGATCATGGATGAAGTCCACTCGGTTGCCGCCTCGCTGCCCAGGTCGTCAATAATCAGCAGCGGGGTTTCGGTGTAGAGCTTCAAAATGTCCGCCTCGTCGCCCTGGCCGTTGTAGGTCCGGCGCACGTTCGCCAGAAGGTCGATCATGGTCATGCACAGGGCCGGGGTGCCGTTTCGGATCAGCTCATTTGCAACGGCTGCGGCCAGGTGTGTTTTGCCGGTGCCATAGCCTCCAACCAAGAAAAGGCCGTTGCGCTCCCGCTGCGGGGGTACTGCTTCGCCGTCCTCCCCCTTGCTGGGAAGCATCTGTGCTTTGAACGCTGCCGCATACTCCTTGCAGGCGGTATAGGCCTTCTGGTTCTCCGGCGTCACCTGGAAGCGTTCAAAGGTCCTGTTCTGGAAGCGGGCACCCATGCCGCTGTCACCCAACAGGCGGTTTATACGCCGGTTGAAGGCTGCGGCGGCTTCTGCGGCTGCCCTGGCTTCCTCTGCGGCCTTGTTCTTGGCCTCTGTCCTCTCCCAGTAGGCTTGCGCCCTTGGGCAGGTGCAGCGCTCCGGCTGCGAATCCCAGCCGAACACGCGGTGCGGCGCAATGGCCGGAAGGAGGAAGCCCCTGTATTGCAGGGTTTTGCCGCAGAACTTGCAATGCTCCGGCTCCGGTGCCGGTTTGTCCATCTTGTAGCCGCGGCGGATTGCCTCGTCTGCCAGGATGGAGGTTTCACGCGGTGTGGAATCCTGCGAGGTCCTGGGTTGCCGGGACTGCGTCCCGTTGGCGATCATATCGCCCAGCTTTTCCATTTCGTGCTTCCTCCTTTGTCCATTTATCCGCATCGACGGCCGCCGCAAGGTCTTTCACGTCCTTCTCCCTATACCGCGCCAGTACGCCGCGGGTATATTTCCAGTTCGGCGCTTTGTTTCTCTGGGCGATTTCCATTGCGTGGATCACCACGTCGGCGCCAAACTCAGCGACAGCCTGGGTCAGGTCTTCAAGTTCCCAGCGCGGCGGCGTCGGGTTTATGTTGTTCAAATAGAACTGTCCAGCCCGGGCCAGTTCTGGATCTGTGCGTGGTTCCGTCCTCTGCGGCGGCTGCGGGGCCACGACAAGCGGCTTTTGTTGCGGCACAGGGACTTTGCTTGCCTCCGCTCTCGCGGCCTCTGCGGCCTTCTCTGCCCGCTTTCGCTCTTTGAATCTCCGTTGCCGTTCTCGCGCCGCCTCCCGGCGGGCTTCCGCTTCGATCTGTCCTGTGTTTTCGGCCCAATCATGGAGCCGGAATCCGCCGGGCGCTTCGTCTATGTAACCGGCATCTATCATGGCCGCCAGAAAGTCGGCTGGTTCGCCTGCCCACCCGGAAACCTCTGCGATTTCCGTCGGCGTCATTCCCGCCAGGCTGCCGTCCTTTGTGCTGTTTGCGGCCCATACCCAGAGCATTGTAAGATGGCCGACCGCCTGGGCGACGCCTATCCCCAGCAGGCCTTTAAGGCGCAGCATTTTTCTGTGCGTCAAGGTCCCCTGTTCAATTTTTACCCCGGCCATGTCGTCCTCCATCGTAGAAATTAACAAACGTACACTTCCGCGCCGGTAAGCCGCTGGATCTGGCGCTTCATTTCGGCCTCGTCTGAATTTTCGGCCGAAAGGTGCACAAGGTAGATCTGTTTCAGCCTCGAAAGGTCGCTGGCCTCCAAAAATTCAACCAGGTGTTGGAGGCTCATGTGGCTGTGCATCAACCGAGCGGCCCGAACCGTTGGCAGCGTGTCTTCTGCAAGGTTTTCTTGCACCCGTTCCCGGGTATAGTTGCACTCTCCGAGTATGTGGGTAATGCCGGAAAATTTGTATTTCAGGTAATAGGTATCTGTGAAATAAAGCAGCTTTTCACCGGTCGCCGTAGATTCCAGAAGGAAGCCTTGTGAATCCGGCGCGTCGTGCTCCACATCGAAGGGCAAAACCAGGAAGGTGCCCACGGTAAGCTGTTCAAGCGGCCGCGTAACGTGCAGCCTGTGGCCTTCCAGGTGGCAGGCGTCAATGGTGCCCTGGCCGGTGTAAACGTCCACGCCGTAGCGCAGAAGGTCTTTTGCGGCTTTGCTGTGGTCTCCGTGGCAGTGCGTAATAAAGCAGCCTCCCAGCTCCCGCACACGGAATCCGCATCCTATCTGGATTGCCTTCATCGGGATGCCAGCATCAAGCAGCAGCGGGGTTTTGCCGTCGGATATCCAATAGGCGTTTCCGCTGCTGCCGCTGGCTATGGGCCGAATGTCCACTTAGAAATCCGGCTCCGCAACAGCCCACTGTGCCGGAGCTGCCTTCCGGCTGGTGGGCTGTGCTGCGGGCGCCGCCTGGGGTTCCAGAACTTCGCCGGTGCTGGCATCGACCTGGATCGTCTTCTTGGGCTCCGGCAGGCTTGCGGGCGCTGCGGGCTGCGGTGTCGTGTCGATCAGAACCGTGTTGGCCTGTTCCTGGATCTCGGCCTCTGCCTGGATCTCGGCATAGGCAACCTCTCTGGCCTTCATCACGCGGTAATCTTCGTCCAGCTTTTCGGGGTCGCGTACAATGTGCTTTGCGCTGAAAACCTCTCGGATCAGGGTCTTGCGGCACATTTCGTCCAGCCAGCCTTCCACGGTGGTGTCTTCCTTCTTGCCGGTCTCCTTGTTGTAGACCTGCTTCGTACCGCCCCAGAACTCGGCGCTTGCGTACTTGGGCATACGCTTGCGAATGGCAGCCATGGGCATAACAATAAGCTCGTTCTGTGTCGGGTCGTCGTATTCGAGGTAGCCAAAGCCGCCCACAATGTCGCCGCGGTCGAAGGGATTCGTGATCTCGAACTCGTAGGACGCAACCGGGTGGCGGCTGTCCTTCGGGTGCGGAGCAAACTTGTCATTGCTGTAAACAAGTTCGATTGTGTCCGCCTTGGGCTTGTGCAGCGCATATTTCATGGCAACGTAGCGGATACCGTTATAGCCGGGCATCAGGGTCACGTCGTACAGGTTCGTTTTGTTGTTCTTGTACGGAATCGGGAACAACATATTCTCGCACTGCATATCCAGGCCCATACGGGCGTAGCGTACCAGGTCCATTGCCAGGTCCTGGAGGTTGACGAACTTCCACGTTACGGGGAGGGTTTCGTCCCACTTGTGGTCCCGGTTCTTGGCGTTCTTCGCCACGCGGGCTTCCTCTGCTACGGCCAGGGCGCGGTCGATCTGGATAAAGTATCCCTGGATAAGGCGGCGCTGGAACTCCGTTACTGCAATCTGGCTGCCGGTGTTACTGGCAAACTGGGCCAGCACCTTTTTGGTAAAGCGGGTGCCGATGCTCTCGGTGTCGGTTTCTACAACCGCGTTTTCGGCTGCGGGGGTCATTGCTGCGTTTTCTGCGTTCATGTGTGTTCCTCCATTTTTTTATTTCTTGCTGGCCGCGTAGAAATCTACGGGCGGCAGCTTTACAACTTTTTCGATTTGCTCTGCCATCTGGGCGGCCGCCGGGTCCTGGTAAGAAAGGCTCGCCGCAATGTGGGTATAAAGCACAATCAACATTGCGGTATCTGCCAGCGGGTACGGCCCCAGGGCCTCCGCCGTGCGGTTGAAGTAATGCGCAAAGCCTTCCAGAAGCACCCGCAGGCCTTCTTCCGGCTTGTGTTGCTCCACGGTCAGCTCAACGGCCCGCGGCAGAAACTGTGAAGTTTCCGGGGCCGCCTTGGGTTCCTCCGGCTTCTTCCAGTGCGGGCGGAACGGGAAATTATTTTTCATGTGTGTTCTCCTCTTTATCACCCAGGACGTCAAAAACCGTTACCTGGTTCGGGTCCGGCATTTCCCGAAGGGCCTTCATGCGGCAAACGTGGCCGATGCCGTTCCTCACGCCCTCTTTGCTGGTCAGCAGACCGCCGCAGCGGCGGCAGCGGCAAGCCTGGATCATAAACGTGCCGAGCTCCTGGTCTTTGTCCTTGGCGCTCATTTCTCCCCTCCCGGAAACGGAATTACAACCGTGGTGATGTGCTTCAAAATGTCGTCTTCCAGTTCCGGGCCATTCGCAGGCAAAACGCCGCGGATGCCGTCGTGAACGGATTTCATAGCCGCAAGGAAAATGGGTATATCTGCGGACGGAAAGGTCTTGATAAGGCTCTTGAACTGCTGGCTGTAAAAATTCAATCCCTGCTGCATCACGTTTTCGGTCGGGTTCTCGTAAACCTTCCGCATAAAAGGTTCGTTCATTTGTCTACCTCCACGCGCAGGCTCTCGTCTTCTGCGCTCACGACCAGGCGGATCACCTGGGAATCAACGGGGAGAAGTTCGGTCACGCTCTCGGCGTTGTCTACCACAATAGGCAGCCGGACGCCGTAGTGGTGGGAAAGCGTGGCGATGATTTCCAGGCCAGCGTTTACCACGGCCGCCTTGTTTGCGGTCGAATACGGCACCATGGCGCCGCCCTCGCCGGGTACCAGAACTTCGCAGCAGTCAGTGACGCCGCCGTTTGTCTGCTCTCGGAAAAGCTGGAAGCTCACAGACTTGAACTTGCTATTGATTCGTTCGGTCAGCAGGGCCACTTTTGTTTTTACGAAAACTTCACACAGGTAAACGCCCTGTTCGGTCTTCTCATATTCCGCGGCCAGGCTCTTTTCCTCGGCTTCAAGTTCCGTAATACGCTGGCGCTGGCGCTGTGCTGCCTCTGCCTGGCTCTGCATATAGCGGATCTGGCGGCAGTTGTTCATAGCTGCCTGCTGGCGCTCGTTCACCTCACGGAGGGCTGTGCTCTGCTTCTGCTCGGCCGCCTCGATCTGGCCGGAAATCGTCTGGATAGTCTTCGCAATGGCCTGGCCGCGGTCAGTTTCGGAGAAGTCCGGGCGCGGCGGCTCTGCCTTGATGGTCTCTTTGCGAGAGGTGTAAATTTCATCGGCGCGGGCCTCGGCTGCCGTTGCCTTTTCTTCGAGGTCCGCAATGTCCTGTTCAAGCTGGGCAATGGCTTCCTTGCTGGCTTCCTTCTTGCCCTTGGCGTTGATGGCTTCCAGCTTGGCGGACCGGCGCTGGAGGAAGTCTGCGCGGAGCTCCTCCACCTTTTCTTCCGGCAAGGCCTGGCCGCAGGTCGGGCAGATCTCGCGGTGCTCGTCCCAGGTTTCTGCCGCTGCTTCCTTGTACTCGGCCAGAATGGCCTCCCGGCGGGCCTTCATGTGTTCCAGGTCTGCTTTCTTGCGCCGGGCATCCGCGGTGGCGTTGGCAGCCTCCGTCTTGGCTTCCAGCAGTTCGCTTTCTGCCTTCTCCTGTGCCTTGCGGTGTTCGGCCCTGGCCTCGCTGCCCTCCTCGATGTACTCGGCTTTTGCCGCTGCATAGTCCGCCTTGGCGTTCGCCAGGGAGCTGCGGAGTTCCGAAGTATCACCGGCCAGAATTGCCCGCTTTTCCTCTGCGATCTTGGTTTCCTCGGCCTCTGCTGCGGCCAGCTTGGCCGCCAGGTCTTCGGGCGTCGGGAGGTCCTTGTCAATGGCGCGGCTTGCCTCGTCAATGCGGTTCGGAATGGCCTCGATTTTCTTGTTCAGGTCGGTTTTCTTGGCGGCAGCGATTTTTCTGTACTCGTCCACCTTATAGAGGCGGGTCGTGCTGCCGGGCATTTTAAGGAACTCGGGAAGCCCTGCCAGCTCCGGGGTGCTGGCGATCACATCGGCGTCGGAAACGTCGCCGCAAATATCCAGCAGAATTTCCCGGCGCTTCTGCCAGTCCATAACGGAGGGGAAGTAATCGGGCATGGTCAGCAACTTCATGGTTTCTTCGCCGCTGCAATACTCCTGGACGGCCGCCATGTACTCTTTTTCCTTGCAAGGAACGCCGTCGATCTGGTAGTCAATGGTATTCCCGGAGTACTCCTCTGCGGCGCTGCCACGCTTGCGCTTCCACACCTCGCGGAAAACCTTTTTCAAGGTCACGGTCTGGCCGTCGTCCAGCCGGAAGGTGCCGGTTGCGCTGTGTTCCAGGTTGTGCAAATCCCCGTTGGGTCCCTTTGTCTTGGGGTCCCAGTTTTTCGCCCAGGTGCTCGGCTTGCCAAAAAGCAGCCAAGTGATGGCGTTGAAAATGGTAGTTTTTCCGCTGGCGTTCCGGCCGTAAATGCTGGCGCTGTGGCCGTCCAACTGGATTTCCTCATGCTTCAAGCCCTGGAAGTTTTCAAGGCTCAACGTCAAAAGTTCCATTGTGTGTCCTCCTTGATTTTTCGCAAAAATCGTGATAAACTGTTGGTGTGTGTTCTGGGGTCGTCAATTTTTGGCGGCCCCTCTCTTTATTGTCCAGGCTGAAAGCGTCGCTTCGCGGATGTACTCCGCTGCAAGCTGCGCCATATAGCCGGGCTGCTCTCTGCATCCGTCATACCCGCAGAACTCTGCGATATGGCGGATTTTTCTTTTGGCCTTCTCCCAGGCTTCCGTCCATGCGGAATCGCTCACAGGGCGGCCGAGAATCGCGCTGGTGCGCTCTCTGGTTTCTTCTTCACTCATAAGCCGCACCGCTGCATGAAATAGCTGCGAGGAACGCGGCCCCGGGGCACTTCGTAGCCCTTGGCGCGGAGCTCGTTGTTAAACTTCTGGATGGTGTGGTAGGCGGTAGACTTGGAAACGCTCAAAATCTCCATTGCCTCGTCCACCCGCACCATTTTGGAAGGCTCCCGGGTGCTTTTCTTACTTCTTGCCATTGTAGGCATCTCCTTTCAAATTCTTCTTGATCCAAAGCTGCATTGCCTCCGCTGTGCTGGCAACGTTCTTCATGTAGGCCAGGATCTCGCCCATCTTCACATCCTCGCCGGGGTCCACGCGGCCGTCCCGGGCAATAGAAATAATAGCAGCACTAACTTTGTCTGCGCCCTGCAATGCGGCAAGCGCCTGCATCATAACGCGGTCGAACTCCTGCAAGGCGCAGGGCTTCACGTTCTGGCGGCCAATCGGGCAGCACGTCGAACAATAGAAATTCAAAAGCTGCGGGGCGTCGTATGCGTCGGCCAGAAGCATAACTTCTTCCGGGTAAGGGGTGATGCTGTCCAGCTCTATGCGAGCCAGGCGGGTGCGGTCAATGCCCGTTTCGTCTGCTGCACCTTCGCGGCTGCTGAAGCGGTCGTTGACCTTCGCAGCCTCCATTCGTGCCAAATAGAACGGGCTGTTTGCCGCTTTCGTGGCGGGTTTGCTCATGTGTTCCAACCTCTTTTCGTGGTAAAATTTAGGTAGCGGGCCAGTTCTTCGGGGCAAATAGGCGGCCTTCTTGCCGGGCAAGCGCCCGAAGGTCCTCTTTAGCCTTTCTTACGCCCACGGTGTTGTCCCAGGCGTAATAGTTGCCGTCCGGGGCCAGAACGTGCCGTTTACATTTGCCGTTGCATCGGTCAATAATGGCCTGGTAGCTGAAATAGTTCTGCTTGGCAGCCTGGCGGGCACTGGAATAGCATTCCAGCAGCTCGCCGGTGGCGCTGAATTTCAGCACCGGCCGCCGGGTGCTATCCGCGCCGGTCATGCGGCCTATTTCTTCCGGGGTGCGGAAAACCAGGTTCCAAACGGAGTTGTCCGCCGGGTTGCCGTTCTTGTGAAAAATCGCCATCCCGGGAGGAACTGGCCCCAGAAAGGTTTCTGCCACGACCTTTGCGGCGGAAACCTCCTTCCTGTGCCCTTCCAGATCTGTGAGGTGCACAAAGCGTTTTGCGCTGTCCCTGGCCTTTCCGTGAGGCTTTTTCTTGAACTGGGCCATAATTGTGCGGCCTCCGTTCTGGCGTCTCCGGCCGCGCCAGAAAGTATTTGCAATGCGGCCCATGTCGCTTGCCTGGTACTTGCCGCCATAGCCGGGCACGTCCCGCCAGGCTTCACTTACTGCCACCGGTTTTCCCTCCTCCGCATGGCTTCCATCTGGCGGTCGTAATATGCGCGGCACTCCGCGCAATGCCCGGAGGAAATAAGCCCCAGTGCGAAGATGCCAGCCAAGGCGCCAACAACCAGGCCACCAATAAACAAAAGGATCATTCTTCGCAGCCCCCTTTCTTTGCAGGCTTGTGCGCCTCGCTCTGGCTTTTCTCATGATGGCGCTTTTGAACACTCACCATGCCCATAACGGCGTCCGTAAGTCCTCTAATCTGTAAGCCAAACTGCCCTGCGGTCAGCTTAATAAACCGCTTACGGTTTATTTTCATGTTCTTGCTCACGTTCTGCGTTCTCCTTTCCGTCCTCTGCCTGGTGGACCCGTCCGTCCCGGATTTCCTGGGAAACGTGCTTGGCAAACACCTTCGCAAAGGCATCTGCAACTTTCTGCGGATCAGCGTCTTCCTTGACCGAGGCGGCAATCAGGCCGGAAGTTGCCCGAAGCAAAAACACGATCGTGTTGTACGGGCTTCCCGCAACGTTGCCGGTCATTTCAAAAGAAATGCTGTCGCCTCCCTTGTCTACAATGCGGATGCTGTCAAATTCTTTCATGCGTATTCCTCCGGGGCCCCTCTGGACCTCCAAACGCCATAGGTCAAAGGCTCAAGGCCCGCGGCCCGGCGCTGCTCGTTGTATTTCTTCAAGGTTTCCAGGTCGTCGTCTAGGCTTCGCGGCTTCGGCCGTGTGGCCTCCTCGGCCCTCCTGGTCTCGTTCGCCCTGCGGACGGATTCTCTGTTGTGGCTCACACGGCAAACGGCGCAGCGCTTTGTATTGCTCGGCACGTCAACCATAAGCGCGCCACAGTCCACGCATTTCACCGTTGTGTGAAACATGGTTAGCCTGCCTTCCGCTTCATGCGGGGCTTCACGGTGCCCTTCTGGGCCTTATGGATCTTGTTCTCCCGCTTCTCCATGTCCTGCACTGCAAAGCTAACACGGGCCAGCAGCACGGCCAAAAGCAGAAAGCCCAGGGAAACCATAAACGTGCCGGTGCTGGTTTCGCCGGTCGTTTCAAAGTTTCCGGCAAAGCCCAGGCCAAAGAAAAGGCCCAGGCCGCCACACACGGCCGCGATCTTCTGCAATGTAATGGACTTGATTTTCATTTTGCTTCCTCCTGTGGTCTTATGGTCACACCCTCCGGGTCAACGGTAATCACCGCGCCCAGCCCGGCGGCCAGCTTCATAACGGTGCCCAGCTGGGCCCGTTCAAGTTCTGCGCCCGGCCTGGTCAGTTTGAAAACTGCCCCCATGGAAAGCCCTGCGGCTTCGCACAGCTTCGTCATGGAAAGGCCGCGCAGTATGCGGAGCTCGTCAATCGTCATTTTCCGAGCCTCCAATGTTTCCCAGCGCACCCAGCAGGCGCAGCGCATCAACCTGGGCCTTGCGGCACTTGCGGAAGTTCTTTGCACTGTTGGACGCGCCAACGGGGACGGAGTTTTCAACCTCTGCCGCCATCCGGTCCGCGTAGTAAAGCGCCTCCTTGGCGGCTTCGTCGGCCTGCTTCCGCAGCATAATGGTAAGTTCTGCGGCAACGTTGTCCGGGAGGATCTTTTCCTTCGCCTTTTCCAGGGCGATCTTGGCCTCCGCAGCCTCCTTCCGTGCCTGTCCCTCCATCCGCCGGGCCTCCTGCAATTCGGCTTCAAGCTCTGCAATGCGCTGGCCCTGGGCGTTCACCTTTTCGGTCAGGCTCTTGCGGATGTTCTCGTGGGCCTTGCACTCGGTCTGCCAACGGCCCTTCATGCTGACCGCAAAATCGTTGTCGATGTTCTCCTCAGCATCCCCCACGCAGCCTTCAAAGGCCATTGCGCAATAGCTGTTCTGGCCCAGGGCATCCAGAATGTTCTTGATTCGGCCCAAATACTCGCGTTCGGTGTCTTTGGAAACGCCTGCGTTTGTCTGGATCTGCTGCACCGTGCAGTCGTCCAGCTTTTCGGCTCCGTAGATTTTCCCCTGGATAAACGCCTCTTTGAAAGCAGCGTCCACGTTAATTTCGTAGATCTTCGACTTGTGGGCAATGCCTTTGCCATCCACCACGCTGATTTCGTACAAATTCATGTGTGTTCCTCCTCTCACTCGTCCTTAATGTTTGCTAATTGTGAACTTTGTCGGCAAAAAAATTTCGCCAATCTCCACATCAAGGAACCGAGCGATCTTATTTGCTACATCTGCGGGAACTCCCCGCAGCCCAGTTTCGTACTGGCAATACGTCGAGGCGCCAATTCCTACGCCCTTTGCCACCTGTTCCTGCGTGAAGCCCTTTGCCTTGCGGACTTCCTCGATGGTTCGGTTCATCTTTTCACCTCCAACTATTTTTCGTTTCGGTTCACATATTGTGAACTTCACAGCCCGATTATAACTTTGCAAACTGTGAATGTCAAGAGAAAATTTCTCTTTTTGTGAACTTTTCTTTCTGCCGGAAAAGTATGTGCTATAATGTTCTCATAGTGAGAAGGGGGGAGAAAATCACGTCTACGAAAATCGGCGCACGAATCAGGCAGCTACGTCTTTCTGCGGGAATGACACAGCGCGATTTAGCGCAGCGAATCAACGTCGGGAACACAACGCTCTCCCAGTACGAGAGCGGTGCACGCGTACCGAGCGACGAGGTCAAAATAAAAATTGCCTCGGTCTTCGGTGTTTCCGTCGATTACCTTCTCGGGGCGTCAAGCGAACGCAATTCGGCAGAAAATGTGCCTTGTTCCCCAGCGGTCGCCCAGCGCCCGGTGGAGGCCGCAATCGCCGGGGAGCTCAGTTCCCTGTCTGATCGGCAGCTCGACCGGCTCTTTGGGTATATTCAGGCGTTGAAGGAACTGCCGGAAGGCGCCGCATCGCGGAACACGTCCATTGTGGAGAAGAACGCCTCAAGCGAGAACTCCTCCGCTGCGGGCTGATTTGGTTTTGGAAATGAAAGGGGGCTGCTCATGGCAGCGCATCGGTATCCGCACAAAATGAACGAACGTGAACGGCAGATGAAAGCCAGGCGGAGCAGGTTTGTTTCCCGTGGGTATCGTTCCGCCGGGCGGATGGTCACTTTCGGGCTGCTGCAAAGCCTTCACGGCTTTTCCCTGCTCGGCTTTCTAAAAAGCGTGGTCGTGGCAGCCCTCACCATTGCAGCCGTCTGTCTGTTCTTCGCCTATCTGCCAATGCTGGGCGCCGTCGCTCTGATCGTGGCCGTGGTGGTCGTCGTTGTCCTCGTCCGGCAGCGCAGGCCGCAAGCCAGCCCGGCGGGATATCCGCCCGCCCAGGGCTCCCCGGCCGGGTCTGCGGCAGATGAAGCGCAGCGGCGCGAACTTCTGCGGCACATGGAAATTTTGAAGGACTGCGAAGAACTGGTGAACTCCTCCAACAATTTCTCCACGGTGCTTTCCCGGTACGATCTCCTGTTGCAGGAGCTTTCCTACTTTGCCGCCTTTGAAGAAATCGGACCGGATTATCTGCCCTCTTACGGTATCAACTTCAAAACGCCCGCCTCTGAACTCTGGAAGCGGTATTTTGATAACATGGCCGAATATCTGAATGCAGCCGTTGACCGAATCCTGGACGCAGAAATAGAAAAGGCCCTTGCGCTCAAAACCGCCGCCGGGCAAGAAAAGCACATGGCTGCATGGGTGGATAAGCTGCAAGAACTGGAAGGCGTACCGGCCGGAACTCTGCAATACATCAACGAACTGCCCGTGGCCGCTGCTCTCCGGGAGCCGAAGGTTTCCGTTTCCTGTCCCTGTGGCAATGAATTTCAGGGGCGGCCACACGCTCACAAGGGTTTCGTCCTCGTTTGCCCAAAGTGCGGCCAAAAGCTCCGCGCCAATACTTCAAAACCGTAACGCCTGCGATCCGCTTCAAAAAGGCAACGCCCACCAGACCGTCGGAAAGCGGCCTTGTGGGCGTTTTGTTTTTCTTTGTCTAGTTTTCCGCATCGGTTTGTAAAAAGCCACGACAGGGCTTCCCTGGGGCTTCTGGCGTCGCTCTGGCAAGTTACCGGCAAGTTAAACGGCCGCCCTGGGCGTTATTCGCGCGCCGCGCGTTTTTCTCGCGCTATTGCACGCGAATTGCACGTTTTTTAGCGCGAATCGCACGTTTTGCGCGCATTCAATCACAAAATAAGCTGTTTTCGCGCGTTTTCCGGTATCAAGTTCAACTTTTCGGATCGCACGGGTTGAACTCATTTTCCAAGCTGCTGTCAAGTTGTAAGCAACTGCCGGACCATTTTCGTCACGTCACGAAAAAGGTCTGCGCCATGTCTTCGTGGCGCCGCGCAAACGTTCGCCTCTCAATCTAACCCATAAGCTATATATTATATTATTAAGCTATATCTAAGATAATAATATCTAAGATTAAGTTAGATATTCTAGATATACATGGATGTAAGATAGGGGTTGTTAGGGGGAAGAATGCGGCAGCTTATGCCGTTGAAAACCGCGTTGAAAGAATCGTTTTTTGTCGTTGTTCCGTTTTGTTTTGTCTGTTGAAAACTGCATTTTCTGGGTGGTAACGCGTTACCAACGCGTTACCGGGCACGAATGTTGAAAACCTGTTGAATCTTTTTCTTTCGTTTATTCGTCAGTTTTTGAAATTCTATCCCTGTGAAGAAAATTCACTTTCAACATGAAATCTGCGTTTTCAACTTTTTATTGGTAACGCGTTACCGTAAGCGTTACCAACGCGTTACCTGCGTTACTTGTTGAAAACTTTGTGGAAAGCTGTTGAAAAGCAGCAAATGGAGGGGTCTCATGCCTGCATATAAAAACCAGAAAACCGGCGAATGGTATTGCATCTTCCGCGTTACGGACTGGACCGGTAAGCGGAAGCAAATAAAGAAAAGCTGCTTTGCACGCCGGGCGGATGCTCTGGCTTACGAGCGCGAATACCTGGCGAAAAGCTCACTTACCACAAAAATGAAATTCGGTTCCCTGGTGGAGCTCTACATGGCGGATGCAAAAACCAGGCTCCGGCCCACCACCTACGAAATGAAGCAATGGATCTTTGAAACGAAGATCCTCCCCTACTTCAAGGATCAGCTTGTGGATGAAGTGTCGGTGTCGTCCATTCGTGCTTGGCAAAATCACCTGATCGACGCCAGGGACAAGAACGGGAAGCCGTATTCTGCCACCTACCTGAAAACCATCAACAACCAAATGAGCGCCCTGTTTCGGTTCGCCGGGAAATATTACGGCCTGAAAGAAAACCCTGTTTCCCTGGCCGGGTCCATGGGCAAAAGCAGCGCCGAAGAAATGCAGTTCTGGACGCTGGAAGAATTTCAGAAGTTCATTGCCGGGATGTCAGACCCTACGGCATACGCTGCGTTCAATATTCTGTTTTGGACCGGTATGCGGGAAGGCGAACTGCTGGCCCTCACCCTGGCCGATGTGGATTTTGAACGGAAGGGCATTTTTGTGCGGCACTCCTACGCCCGCCTGAATGGTGAGGACGTCATTTCAGACCCGAAAACCCGCCGTTCCAAGCGGTTCATTACAGTGCCGGATTTCTTGCTAGAAATCATTCGGGAATACGCCGCCAAGCTCTACGAATACCAGCCGGAAGAACGCCTGTTTGAATGCACCAAATACTGGCTAAAGGAACAGTTGGAGCGCTGCTGCAAGCGCACTGGCGTGAAGGTCATTCGGGTGCACGATATACGGCACTCCCATGCTTCCCTGCTTATCAACATGGGCACGGACGCCCTTCTGGTGCAGCAGCGCCTTGGGCACGAAAAAGTTTCGACCACGCTTGGTACCTACGCCCACCTGTACCCGGATCGAACAAACAACGTCGCGGACCGCCTGGAAGCTCTGGCCTCCCCGGAGGAAAAGAAACCGTGATACTGGTTTGATTCTGCCCAGGGTGTTACTTTTCTGTTACTTCGGGCGCAAAAAAGCCCCGCCTTCAAGCGAAAATTCTTGAAAGCGGGGCTATTTTTATACGCTGTTGTGTTCTATTTTTCAGAGGTCTAAAAAGCCGGAAGGCAAATTTTCA